CACCTCGGATAATGTATCATCAATTTTCATATTAGTCGTTACGAGTGTTTCTAGTTGGAGGATCGTTAGGATCAAGAATCACTGGTGCTTGAGCCGACAACATTGGTTTTGGAATTGGTGCAGGAGCAACAACTGGCGATGCTGCAGCTGGAATTGCTGGCATACCAGCAACTGGTGCATTGTTTGCGCTACCTGCTAGTTTTTCTTGTGTGCGACCAAATGCCGCAATACCTAAAACAGCACCCATGGCGATATGGAATAAACCAGCACCTTGTAGTGTTAGAGGATTCCATTGTGATATTGATTGACCCATTGATGCTTGTAGAATTGACCATAGGATAGGAAAGATCGCCATATCCAAAGTACAAATCATCATGTACATCCAACCCATAGCTGGACGCCATTTCTTCTGCATCCAGTCTTCGTCTTTTTTAACTTCTTTAATTTCTTCTGCCATACTTACCTCTTTAAAATACTAGGGAGTTTTGTTACAATCTTAGAACCAACAGCACCAACTGCGAAGTTCTTCAAACGAGTTATGAAACTATTTAAAGGGTCTTTCTTAGTCTGAACTGCCGACGGAGTATCATTAAAAATTGGCACATAATTACTTGGCGTATCGCCTTCAAATTCATATGGATAAAAATTACCATCATAACTATCTTCATTATATGTTTGAGTGTATTCACCAACATAATAATATTTGTAAGCAAAGTTGACAGACAACTTCATTACATCTTTACCAGCATAATCCATTTGTATTGCGCCAATACTTTTTGGGAATGCTTCAAATAGTTTGATACCATATCTTGATTTATTTTTTAAATCTTGTACTTCAATTATGATATCACAAGTATAGTTGTCGTAGTAATTGAAGTTTCTTGTTCTTGGATCTTGTATTAAGTTTTGCCAATCATCAAAAAACTTTTTTACAGATAATCCTGAGTCGACATAAAATGACATATTTACATCATCATATAGACGTTCATATGGAGCTTTTCTAGTTTCTCCATACGTTCTCATATCAGAAGTATTAAAGTTTGTTCCTGGCAACTGAACTTGATCACATAATAATAATACGTCTCTGGCTTGCTCGCCAAATTTTGAAAATAATACAGTGTATCTGTTAGTTCTTGCTAAACCACCAAGTTTAACTACAGATATAAAATCGTTTAATGGAGAGTTTGCCATTTATGCTCTTCTTATAATTTTTCTGGAATCTGCCCAGACTTGTTGTTTGGATGCGCCAACAAATCTTTCAACAGGTAATAACATAGCAGTAGCCCAGTCTTCTGAATAGATTTGTCTAAATTGGCTTCTTACATGACCAGATAAATATTGTTTTACGCAAGGTTTTGCTGGAGCGAAACGAGAAACTCCGTCAATTAATGCCCAGCTGTATTTGATTCTTGTTGTTTCATCCATACGACTATTGTTCTTAAATACTAACAATTCGTCTAGTAGTTTAATACGTAGATCGTATGATAGATAGTGCATATTTAAACCATAGAATCCGTCTTGGGTTTTTCTAAAAGGAAACACCAACGGGAATCTATCATAATAAGGTAGGTCGTCTTTTGTCTTTGGATCGTATACATACATGTATAAGTTTCCAGGAACGATAGCAGATCTAAGGTGGCTTGGCTCACCTTTTAATACTTTATTTGGAGTGATGTTTTGCTGCGCCATTGACGCTACTTGTTTTTCAAACCAGCCTCTAGATCTCTTTACCGCAGTTAAAAGATCGAACTTGTTCTGGTCGAAAACGTCTTGAATTGGTTTCTTGATAGCCATATTCTTTATTTAGGTCAAACCAAGCCAAGTTCTTTTTCTGTTATGATTTTAAATTCCCAGCCACGATCTTTGCAGTATTCTGTTGCTGCTTTCCATTTGGCTTGATTTTTGATATAAGTCATAGATTCGGTGATATATTTCTTAGTTTGACGTCCAGGATACTCTGGTGGAACACATTGTTTAGCTGGTTTTACTTCAACTAGATATCGCTTTAATGATCCATCTTTCTGTTGAACTTGGATCTGAAAGTCCACGAAATACCGATGTATCTTATTATCGGTTGGGCAACGATATGGGACTACAGTTTCCTCTGATTGCCACTTTATAATACTCGGATTCTTATCGCACCAAGATGCAAAACGAGTTTCCCAACTAGATCGCATGATAATGTTGGTTGGGTCTCCAGTGTATTTTTCTGGATATATAGGTTTGAACAATCTTTTATGGAACATAAATAAGTAATAGAATAGCCAATAACCCACTATTTAGAGAAATTAAATGGCAGATACCACACCAGCAACGCAAGCACCACCAGCTTCTCCGTCACCAAAGAAAAATCTTTATACTCCAAGAGGAGAATCGTCGGCATTTGAGGCTGGTAAATATGATATAAACAACTATTCATACCCATCAGATTTGTATTCTAATCGTGGTGACTATGGTGGTAATTATGCTATATTTTATATCAATGTATCTACTGACTCTAAATTATTAAAAGAACCTGGAGTTGAGACAGTTGCTGATTACACCCCAAATGATCGTGGTGATTTAGTTGGTCAGGGTTTAACTGCTGCTCAGTTAACAACAGCAAATGCTGTAGCTGGTGCAATTGACGGTGCTATTGGTGGTGGACTTCTTACTGGTGATACTAAAGGTGCTGCAAAAGGCGCAGTTGTTGGTGGTGTAGTTGGTGCAGCTACTGGAGCAATTGTTGGATCGCAAGGTTCTCGCTCACAGAAACGATTGAAGACTGCTATCGCTCTGCATATTCCAAATAATCTTTCTGTTAATTATAGTATGTCTTGGAGTGAAGAAGATACTGGTATGTTAGCCATGGCTGGTGCAGCAGTTCAACAAGGTTGGGAAGTAGCAAAAGCACTTGGTGGTAAAGGTAATAACACTGACGTAAGTGGAACTGGCGCAGCAATTCTTACTAACATTGCTTTATCAAAGGGTCCAAACCAAGCAGGAAATTCTGTCGCTTCTGGCTTGGCTCCAAATCCAAAAAAGGAACAAGTATTTAAGGGTGTTAACTTTAGAACATTTAGTTTTGATTATAAGTTTTTCCCTAGAAATCCAGAAGAAGCTGATAACGTGCGTAAAATTATGCAGCAGTTCAAATATCATATGCATCCTGAATTCAAAGATAACAATAATTTCGTTTATATTTATCCATCTGAGTTTGATATATTTTACTATCAAGATGGCCAAGAAAATTTAAACTTGCATCGCCACACTTCTTGCGTTCTTACCGATATGTCAATCAACTACACGCCAAATGGTATGTTTAATACATTCCCTGATGGTTCGCCAACACAAATTGATATCACTCTTTCATTCCGTGAATTGGCTCTATTGACTAAAGATAAAGTTAAGGATGGTCTATAATGTATTTTAAAAATTTCCCAAAGATGCTTTACGACTTTGATATTACTAAAATATCAGGATCTGGAACTCAAGCAAAAGCCACAGCGTTTATTGGTGGCGGAGCAATTACTGGTGTTCGTATTGATGATGGTGGTTCAGGTTACGTTTCCGCAGATATAATCTTCTCTGCTCCAGATGAATCATTTCAAGGTAGTGTTTCTGCTGCTCAAGGATTTGCTATTGTTAACAATGGTTCTATAACAGAAATTGTTATGACTATTGGTGGTGCTGGTTACACATCAACACCAACTGTAACTATCTCAACACCATATACTGTTCTAGAGACGCAAACTAAAGCACTCATCCTTACTGATATCACGAGAAACATTAGATTCCGTAGAGACATTCTTGCAAACATTACAGTATATGACTACTATGATGTTGTTGAGGGTGAGACACCAGAGATAGTTGCTGAAAAGATTTACGGTAATGCTCAGTATCATTGGATTGTTATGCTTGTCAATGAACGCTATGATTATCTTAGTGACTGGCCACTAACTCAACCAGCACTTGATTTATATGTTACGCAAAAGTATGGCACTAATATAAATGCTATACATCACTATGAAAACTCTGTAGGGATGATCGTTCCGTCAAATTACCCTTCTGCTGTTCCAATTACCAATGCAAATTATGAAGCACAAGTAAATGAATCTAAGCGTAGAATTAAGATTATATCTGCAGAGTTGCTGTCAACGATTCTTAAAAACTTTAAAGATGAAATCTAATGCAATCAGTAGATAAAGAATTAAG